GGAGTAAACTTAAGAATTTCAATAAGTTTTTCGTGTTCTAGATTGGTTTTTTGTTCCATTAGTATACTTTCAAAGTTGATAACAGTAGTTTATATCAAGTGGGTATTTGCTGTCAATTTTTCTGGTCACAGCTTGTAGATATTTCGAATTTGGGATGTGTTGGAAAAATATGTATTTTCCAACAACGGTTCTACATTATATAGTGTTGATAAATGGTTATTGATACACGCTTGTTCCAATAAATTGGTTTTAAAATATAGATCAGTTCCATTGTCAATTGCACCTATGATCTGGTTTACATTTTTATCAGTATCGTAATATTTGTTATTGGTTTTAAAATCGACAAGTCTCTGATAAATTGTTTCATTGGGTAACACGGGTATTCCAAATGCATTACATACTTCCGTGGCTTTTGACAAAATACTCCCGTCATAAAATGATTCAAAATTTATATTAAATCTTGCATCCTGACGATGATTTGGTTGTATGAATTTTGTTATGGTCTCACCATTGTTGTCAAAGAAGCATAGCCTAAACCACTCTCTTATAAATTTTGGTTCGACATTACCTGTAGTCTTACTGGATATTTCTGAAAGCGATTTTGTAAAGTGCGATAGTATCGGATGTAGTTTGATCTTATTAAAAGTATCTTGCGTCAATTCATCAATATCGATGTTTAGTCTAGCTGTTCTAGATACACACATAGTAAAGTACTTTAAATATGATTTAGGTTCTACTATGATGTTGACTATATTACAAGAACTGATATCGCTATCTATAATGTGTTCAGCCAAACAAAAACAATCGTCCCCATATATAAACTTATCATAAGTGTTACTATCCGCATCATCTATGACTTTGGCAGATGCAAGTTCATTAATCAATAATTTTAAAAAATTACCATGACTACCTGAGGGGTACTGAATGTAAATCATGACTGAGCACTTTAATTTTTCTGGTCATTGGCATCACTGCCAAATCCCTTTAGTGTCTTGAGCATCACATATTGGTCAAACAATTTGGTCAACTCTGATTCTTCCCCCATGTACCAACGACTGGCTGCTTCTAAACTCAGTGCAGCCAATTGGTCTTCATTGAGTTGTGGATAATGCTCACGAGCCAGAGTTAACCAAATTTGTTTCTTATCATCCATGCAAGTTGTCCAATAATGCTTGGGCCGAGAAAAATTCGTTAGTCAATGATTGTGCTTGCTGATACACATGCCCAACAATGTCTTCTTGCTTTTGCATCAAGTTACGAACATGTTCAACTAATTCCGAACGATGTGCAATATAGCTGTCCCAGTTCTCAGTCCATGCACTTGGATACTTGAAGTCTATATCATACATTTCACTGTAGCTCAAACGATCTGGTACTAGGGGGATACTGCCCAATAGTGCGCCCTCGTAGCAACCAATGCCCAATGTTTCTTGTAAGCTGCAACTAAACACAATCTTGCTTTCAGCAAGTAAACGATGATACGCATCTTTGGTAAGTTGCTGATCCTGACAAACAACAAACTCATATTCGGGCAGCTGTTGTGCCAAATCACGGAAGATTTCCACTTGCTTCTCGGGAGCAATACGGTGTGGGAATAAAATCAAGTTGCGTTTGACAAAGTGCTTGTATGGGTACAGGGTCATTGACATATACTCCATTGGCCACCCTGTACGCACGATCTTCTTAGTGGGCATGTAGTCTTGCCTTGAGTCTCTGGTCTCACCAAACAGATTTGTTAAAAACATTTGGATATGAAACTGTGTGGCAAAGTAGTTGTGATCAATTGCATGAAAGAATGACTTTTCAGCATGACGCACCCAAGGTGCATCACCAATCAAACGACCAAGAAAGTCTGCCGGATCATAACTACCTGCATGCCAAAGTGCGTGGATCTTAACAGGAATGTTAAGAAGCTCACTCATATACTTTAAGTTGATGATTCCAGGATGCCAAGCATCAGTAAAGACAAAATGATCACCGGCGTTGATAGATCCTGCGCAAAACAGACGACCCAGTTGCTCAACTTGGGCAGACTTATAAACATTAGTTCCGCCAAAGTTAAGGAATGCTCCTGGGGTTGTGGCTTGCGGGATGTCTGTGGGGCCTTCAATAACTGTAACATCATAACCTTTCTGTTGTAGTAGGGTGGGAATGTGAGTTTTCCATTGTCCCGTGTAGCGTGTTTCTACGGGTTCGATATCAACAATGTAGATCATGGATTTAATTTGTGGTTAATAAACAACTGATCATTTGACCAAACATCATTTTCTTTTTTGTATACTTTTCCGTATGCTTCTACTTCAAGTTCTTTGAGTCGCTGAATTTCCAGTTGACGAATATTATCTTCCATACTGTGCATACGGCGATGTAGATGATGTAAATCATCATAGACTTGGCGCAATGGTCCAACATCACCGTCACCTGGATCTTTGCGACCTTCTGGCTTAGTCAGAATAACCATCATCATAAGACTACGCAGCGCATTGATCACACGCTCGTCCTTGCTAGTCAGTGCTTCATCGAACATGTCGATAAAACGCTCTAAATCAAAGTCTGCCTGTGTTTTTTCTCTTGCAGCACCCATTACTTTGCCTTTTTAACAAATGGAGATAGTTCTGGCGGAGTCCAGCCCAATGGTTTCAATACTTTGCCATCTTCACGCTTGCGCACTTTGCCTGTTTCGGCGTCAATCTTGGCAAAGTTGGTTCTCATGACTTCTTTCCAGCCACCCTCTGCATCAAAGCCAGCACTATGAATAGCGCCGATAGTGACAACCACAATATCAAGCAAAGCGTCTAATGTTTCCACTGGATCTTGATCACCAATGGCTTGTTTAAGTTCATCAAATTCTTCTTGAATTAAGTTGACATATAGATCAAACTGTTCCTGATTAAACTTATCAACAGTTTGATCACATGCCTTCATGAACTTTTCTTGGTCTCTGAAGGCATTAGTCATCAATAGGTCCTAACTTTCCAGTTGCTATTGGCATCTCGTGGTTTGAACTCACGCTTTTCTTTGGGGAATGGACTCCAATTGTCTTTTGGATGTTTACCATTCTTCACTCGCTGCATTTCACCCCATGGGGTCTTCTCATTGTAAAGATGTGCCTCATCATAGACATATCCTTGTTTTTTGCAAAAAGCAAGATAATCTTCGAGGTCGTCAAAGATATTGCGTACTTCATTTTTCATACGAAAATATTTTTGTAGATGTTCGTTAGCCATTTTATTATTTCCTTAATTTTTAATGGAGTTGTAGGGACGAGTGGTATTATATTTGATGAGTGCCCCATTCTCACCATCTTCGGCAACTTCAATCCAAACATCACGCTCTGGATATCGTGCTGCAATCTGTAGGTACAGATCGTCGCTGATCATTTCGCATGACTTGAAGTCGAGTTGTACTGTGCCGTCACGGTACAGATTTTCCAACCAGCGCTTAAACTGGATAAACTCAATGTCTCGGTCGTTGTGGAATACATCGATCCAGACACGAAAATGGAATATATGGCGATGAGGCACACCAAGAAAACTAACATCGTATTCGTCACCAGTTGCCAAAGCGGGATCTGTGGCGGCTGCTGGGTATTTGTGAATTCCTTCTTTGCGGAAAGTGACCCAAATTTTTCTTTCGGCATGTTGTTTGATTCTTTCAATTGTATCTCGTTGATCTTGATTCATAATGGTGTATCTCCTGTGTAGTCTTTCCAGTCTGTGTAAACATCACGAGTCTGTAGCTCGTGTAATGGATGACACCATACACCGGGATTGCTGTGACCCCATGTATTGTCATCAAGTTTTAATGTAGCGTTATAATTGAACTGGTTGATATAGGGCAGTTTAACGCTGATCATAGGAATAAAGTTATGATACTCGTTCCAAGAATACTCTAATACCCCATCTGCGTATTCAACTCCAAAGTCCAGAGTAACCCATAGCTTTGCTTTGAGTAAGCGTGTGATAAATGCATCCCACTCATCCCAATCACTTGTTGTCTTGGGTGTGAAGCACTGACTTGTACCAAGATATACATGTCGAACACCCTGTGCTACTTCGTATGTTTCAAGAATCTTGTAGATTTCGAGTGGGTCTTTAATACCCACAATGAATAGGGTCTTCTCGCCCTTCATTGTAGTATTCTCTACCTCTGTGCCAACAAAGTAATCTACTTGTTGGCGACCATCTGTATCAATTGCCATCTTGTGACCAATAGATGTAACCTCGGCTATAGTTTTGAGGTCTGTTGTAGCCATCGGCAAACGCTCGTTGCCATTCTGTATCTCTATTATAGCCCTTAGTCCAAAATTTGTCAATCTTCAAATCACCTTTTTGGATAAGTCTGACAGCATGGTACATGCTTTCTTGGAACCATTTTGTTCTGGGACTTGGGAATACGATAGTACATGCTTTCCAAAGCAAATTTGCAAAGTCTGTGGTCACGGGCTTTTGTACACCAAAGATCACTAGTGCTTCATTGCGTAGTATGGGCTGTGTGAATACTTCATCACCACTGCCCAAATCAATCACAACATCGTAGTCGCCATTGGGTTTATCTTTTAACTTGTTGCCCCATAGATCACGATTGCTCTGGCCTACTACTTCAATTTCAAATTGCAAACCACGATGTACCAAATCTGTATAAGCGACCCATGCCAAGAAGCCACTGCCAATGATTAGTAATCTTGCTCCTGCACGATCACGACTCAGCAGTGCTGAAATATCTTGCCTGACAATGTTAAGTCCGCAAGCTACTGGTTCGATGATGTATTTAGGATCTGCCTCAGGTACTATGACATATTCATTGGCTCTGACATTGTAGTAGTCTGCGTAAGCCGGTTCACCGCGTGTAGCAACAATATTACCCACTCGTGTATGTCCAATGTTCTTACCTACTTTGGTAACAACACCCAGACCCTCGTGCCCTTGCATCTCTAATGGCAGTGGACCAAAGCCTCCCATCATCATGTCAATATCGCTACGACATACCCCAGTCATCACAGCACGGACTTCAATCTCGTCATCTGTGGGTTCTGGCTTATCCCATAGCACTTCTTTGAACAGGCCATCGCCTGTTGTTTGTAAAACTCTTACTTGCATAGTGCGTCGATTATAGTATGAATCCAGATATCTTGCGAGTATTGAGTTGTCCAAAACTCGTCGTTATCTACATTGTTGATTGCATCTTGAACCATTGCTTTGTATGCGCTTTCTGGGCAAAGACCCAGTTCAAATACAGTCATCTTGTCACCCGGCATAACAAACTCGATGTTTCTACGGTCATTGATGGTGTCTCGCCAATCTGCTGTAAGCATCCAACGGTCAGTGAAGTTTATGTTGCATACATCATCTACATCATAGATACCATCTTGTTTGACTGAGCCATAATCGGTATTGGTCAAATCTGCAAGATCCCACTTACGGTTCATAGACATTCGGGTCGTGGCTTCTGTTTTCCATTGTGGATTCAGTGCAATATACAGACTGAGCAAATGTGGCATCAAGTCTCTGCTGACTCCGCCATAGGCCAATGACTTAGTAGTGAACCATGTACCAGGATTGGGCACACGGTCTTTGTTTATCCAATTGATACGAATCAGATTGGCGTGTTGCGCATAGTGTTGCATTTCTTGAATGTTACTGCGCCACATGTTGTTCTTGCTCATCATAAAGCGTGTGCTTGGATAATCTTGAACAAGTTGCTGCCACGCTTCTGCCGTAGCAACTCCGGGTTTCTCAATAACGATAATATGACATGCTGGAGCTATCTTACGAGCAATCTTGATGTGTGTAAAGTTTGGAGTGCAAATATGCGCAACATCAAACGCACTGTTTTCACGAATAGCGTCATCTATATTCGCATAGTCTGCTGTGCCATTGATATCTACTGTAACAATATCATTGCCTAAATCAGTATGCACACTCTTATAGAGGTTGCCAAACCCCATGCCTACAATCAATACTTTCATACTTCCTCTGGATTATCGTTAATATCTTCGAGATTGAATTCTTCGTCTTCTTCGACTTCTTCTGAGTCAAACAGAGCATTAAACATAGTTGTAGCATTACGAGCCTTCTTGCCAGTGTAGCCACGAGTGCCAGCAATCTCAAGCCAATAGTTTGCGTATTGTTCAATCAGATCCATGCTGTCCTCTTTAGTGGGCGCGGCAAAGATTCGTTCAACGACTTCATCAAACTTGTCTTGAGTCGGTGCACTGTAGCGCATCATCTTTGGATACTCTCCTGCGTCATATCTACGATTTGCTTCTTGGACTGCTGTAATGTGCATCCAACAATTATGCGCTTTCAACAAGATATAACTGAAGCCATCCCAGCTGCTCTTACCCTCTTTGCCAATCTTGTTCAGATCACCTGGCTTGTAATAGCAAATATCTCGAATCTGCATCAGGTCACTGACTGGGCTATCTTGAAATACTTTGTAGAATCCATCTTGCACAACTGCGTCACTGAGTTTGCGTGTATCTGTACTATATTTCTTATCATCAGCAAACTTGTACATGCGATAGCTCCAACGACCGTTTTGTGGGAAACTGCGTTCATGATAGACTTGCCCATTTGCCGCTGCCAGAAAAGGACTTGCACAGTCAAAACTGATTTGAAAACTTGGATTAATATGCTTGCGCACACTGCGTTGAACTGCTGTAAGCAACACTGCCCATTCTAGTTTGCTAGTACCCAAGAAGTGCATCCAATCGTGAACACCTTCTTGTAACAATCCATCATACTTTAATGTAATCAGTCTGCGTAAAATCAAATGAATATCACACATGTTCTGACCACCCATCGCCCAACCATTAAAGTGATTATCTGGATACTTCGTTGGGTCACAGTAGTGCTTCATGGTCTCATACCATTCATCTGCGTCTGTGTGATTTGCACCCTGTAACACATTCAAGAACTTAGTACCACCGTTCTTAACGCCCTTGCGATTGTTAATAAAGTACTCATTGTTGAACTTAGTTGCATCAACTGCTTCTTGGTGACTAGTGATTTGTGTGGCCTTCATACCAGCTGGCTCCCTGACGATCCAAGTTGGGATATCCAGAATCATGGCATAGTCTGTCAGAGTGTCGAGCCAAGTCAGCACATCGCGGCGTTTCTTGTCTGCTTTGGAGCAACCACTGTTAGCACGCCAATCACCTTCCCACTTGCCTTTACCGATCTGAAATCCGCCTGAGTCACCCAGCATAAAAGTGCCCGGCTCACGATTTCTGACCATATCTTCGCTCTTGACCGTTTTATTCAAATCCAGACTGGCGTGACCAGCACTGTACAGACTCCATTTATATGGAAAGAATCCATCCTGACTATTCCACCAGTTGAGATTTTCTACAGTGGTCATACCCTTGGGCAATCTGCCACGAGTTTCTTCATACTTGTCGAATCGCTCTTGTCCAATAGCTGTGCTAAAGTGTCCACCAATAGCTGGTAAGAACAGTGCATAGTCGCTTTGCTTGCCGGTTAAATCATCACGCGCCATAAAATTTTACTTGTTCTATTAGTTTGTAGTCGTCAGCAAAATGCTGTTTTAATCTGTCAATGTATTTAGGATTGTTATTCAGAATTGTTTGAAAAATCTGTTTGAATCGCTTGCGATCTGGGCTATTCTCGCTCACATGCTGATAATCATAGTTTTGATATTTGTTGTGCCCAAGATGTTCAAACACAAACTTACTAAAGTTTGCACGATAATCATGATTGCACATCATAAATGTGCAGTTATCAGTATCGAGACCTTGAATAAATTTTATTTGTTTTTCAGTATGATCATCAAATGTTATTCTATCAAATATCAACTGCTCTGTCTCGTAAAATGGGACTTGCATCATGGGATGATACAGTGTCAAGTATTCAGCAATGCCACTTAGCCAACGGTCAATGGGGTCACGCAATACTACTAGTGCATGTTTATTTAGGTTGTCAATATGGTAGTTAAAATATTCCCAACCCCAGTCTTTGAGGTTGGGTTTAGTCCATGAACTAGCATTTTTTGGAATATGAACATACATCAGATCAATTTCTTTGCGACTCATACATTCGCCAAAGACATGACCTTTATGTTGCCAGTCGTAGATGCTGTTCGCAATGAACATTACTTAGATTGTGCTGGAATGATGTAGTTGTATTCAATTAATCCACTGTCAACTGTGATAAGACTTGCACCATCGTCACTCATTTTATAAGTCTTGTCACCTTGCAATGCAAGTATACCCAATACTGTTTGTACAGGCCAATGCCATTGTGTTTTAGAGAAATTACCACTTACATTTGCCTTGAACACAAAGTTACCTGTGTGTGAATTTGGATCACCAAAGTAGAACATCAGATTGCCTTTTTCAACTTTGGCAGTAAAAGTTGTTTCTTCGCTGTTTGCACTTGCTTGGAATCGTAGACGCTGAATATCTTGTACAGATGGTTCAAATGTGATGCCCCAGTTTGCCCCACGGAATTTAACTGTTTTCATTTTGTCATTGATAACACCAGAACTCATATAGCGGTAATCATTCTTGAAGTCGCCCGCTGCGTTTTCAAAATGCAAGCCGCTTGGAACAATGTTGCCATCTGCATCTGCTTGTTTGTTGACTGTGATTTTTGCATTTTCACGATATTCTTCGATACCAAGAATAGTCTTCAATTTACCCAAGTTAGGCATACCGAATGTGCCGATAAAATCTGGGTGTACTGTTTTGAATTTAGCCTCAAGAATAACGCTACGGTCTTCGCTAATGGTATTGATCATTGTTTCTTTGTCTGTACCAGTAACTTTGATAGTGTCAATGTTGCCTAAGCCCAATGTGTGTGATACGATATCTTTTAAATAGTCTTGCATATAATAAACTCCTAATGATTGATTGTAACTCTTTTATTTAGGTTTTTCAAGTAGTTCTTCTTTGAATTCTACCAAATACTTGATGTGCCTTAACTGTTTTCAGAACACCCGGTTGTCGAATTTCTAACCAACTTACATTGGGTTCTTCGTTGAATGATCTGATGATTTCAAATCCCAAACTTTGACAAGTTGGAATAAGAATACTTTGCGGCAAGTATGTTTGAGCAAAGTTTTCTGCCATGCCTGCACCAGCTGGGGTATCACCATCGTTATAACTGAACATGAATACACCTCCGGGTCTCAGCAGATTTTTAATATTTTTCAACACTTGTGTGATAGTATCCAAACTCACATAGTTAAAATGACTCCAACTAAAAATGAAACCAAATTGTTCTTGCGGTAATACGCTAAAATCATAATCATTTAATCTGTACTTGCGCAATTTTTGTTGGTAAAGTGAGGGAAATTTTTGATTTGTTGTATCAAGAAATTCCTGATATTTATCCATCACATATAATGGATCTGCTGCAACTAAAAATTCTGTCCACTCACCTTCTCTACATCCTATTTCAAGTGCAGGATATTGCCAATTGGTATATAGGTTTATTCGTTGTTTGACCAATTCTTCAACTTCTGGTCGTAAAACTATGCGTCTGCTTTTAACATTTTCAAGACCACCGTCTCGTTCTTCAAGTTCGTAACTATTTGCAAACAGGCTATGACTTACTTGTGTGATACTACCATCAATTTCACGAATTTTATTTCTAAAATCTGGATCGGTATCAGCAACAGTGTTAATAAGCTGTGTATAAAAAGCTATAAGATTGTTGATATAATCTAGATGACTTTGTTCTAATAAAGGGATGGTAGTCTTGATAGTTTCAATATGTGTACGAAGTCGCAAGATTTCTTCTTGTACACGACTAGTATCATAAACCTCTAATAGGGTCTTCTTTAAAACAACTAAGTCGTGTAGCATATTATTCCCAATTAAACAAACTGTCAAATGTTGATTTGGTATCAGTATGTGCCGGAATGTCCCATTCCAAAACACCCAATAAGTTTTCGACCTTCTGATCAACAATGGTACTTTCCATTAGGTCTTGATCAAATGGCAGTGTCTTGAACCAGTCTGGGATATTGGTTTGATCAATTGGATATCCAACACTTGTGTAACCCAACGGATTATCTTTGAGTTTACACACGATAGTTTTCATGCCATCGACAATCTTCATTGAGTAATTGTCAGCATACATTCGTTTCAAACTATTCCAGTTCATTGCTGCACGAACATGTCCTGGCATGTTTGCTTTACCCAAACGCTGTTCGTCTGCTGTGTATTTTGTAAGATTGTTCACACGCTTGGGAGTACCTTTTTCCCATGCTGGCAAGTCCTTGAACTCCATCTTAAACTCACGAATCCTTTCATAGATGTTTTCTTTAGTTGCACCAGTTAGAACATCTAATAAGATTCTACTCAAAAAGTCCTGAACAAACTTTGGAGTATCTGATCGCTTCAAGTCCAAGCCCATGGCTTTTACTTTGCCCGGCTTGCCATCAACATCCAGTCGTTTGCCTTCGAGATCAAATATCAGCACAGCATAACGCTTCTTCTTGATGAACAGACCCTTCTCGGCAATCAGTTCACGACCGCCCTTGATGATGGCGCCCATTTCACGGGGACAATGGAATGCTCGTTCCATAAAAGCAGGGAAACTTTCGTTAACACTGTCTGCAATGGTATCATAGAGTGCGATACAAATGTCTTTGCTCCATTCCATTTTACCTTCTTTAATGTCTCGCTCAAAAATTGGATAAGCACTGAAGTACACACTGTCAGTATCACCGTAGATAATTGATTTACCCACATGATCGTACTCGCCAGTTAGACATTCATTTACATGAGCGTCCATATGTTTGGCAATAGCACGACCTGTCAGTGTTGTTGACTGACCAATACGCTTGTCAAAGAATCTGCAGCCAGCGTTCAAGATCGCACCATACAAGCTGTTCAAGTTAATCTTCTTGACCAGTTGTCGCTTGTCCCAGTATGCCTGTAGTTCCGGAGTTTCTGCTGTTTTCTTTTTGGCTTGCATTTCTTTGCGCTCTGCATACCAACGCTTCAACAAGCCCGGAATAATACCTTCAACATCATATTTAAAGATAGTACCGTTTGCACTAAGTACCCAAGGTTGATTGGAATCAAAGATCAAATGCCAAACATCTGCTGCTGTATGAGTTGTGCCGCCACCCTCTTCCCAGTCAATGGTAATCTCTGTGCCTTGCTCCATTTCCATGACAGCATTGTACTCAAGACACCCAAACAAACCTTCCCATGCATCAGCGAAACTGCTGCCAGCAGCAATCTTATCACCGATGTACTTTTCGGTCATTGTTTGTCTAAGTTGCCCAACGATGGTTTCTGGTCCCATGTTGAGGGCGCGAATAGCCGAGGGATAGAGTGAGTTAATGTCGATTGCACCAATGTAGTCGTGCATGCCTCTTTTGGGCGTAGCAACATAGGCACCTGCGGCTTGCGTTGATTCGTCATCATACTTCTTTCTATTAGGAACAATCATACCACGCCCGTGAGCCTCATTAATGATGGCCTGCTCTGTAACTGCGACTGCACCCATAGTAGTCGCCAACAACACGGTATTATCGTGAGCAATTTCGTTAGCAAGGTCGATAAAGCGTAGCTTCTTATCTAACTTTGTTAACAACATGGTATCTTGTCTGTTATAGTCAATGAACTTATGGAAGTCAGTGTTATACAACTGATCCAATGTACCTTCATAGGCAACTTTGCGTTCTTCTAGTTCATATTCGCCAATGGCGTCTAGACTATAACTATGTCGTTCTTCGTATGTGTACTTGCGATATAACTGCATATAGTCCATATGCACACGCCCAATCAAATCATATGTGATCTGTTTTGCTCCGTAGCGTTCAAACTCACGCTGTTTTGGAAACTGTGACCACAAACACATTCTGCGAGTATCATCTTTACTCAATAATCTAGTGATGCGACCAACAGTGTATGGAATATCAAAACCTTCACTATTCCATCCACTGAGAATATCAGCATCATCAATAATGTCCAAGAATGTATTGAGCATATCTTCTTCACGCTCAAACAGATAGCAGTTTTCAAATCTATCACAAATTTCTTGAGCACTGTCCCAACTGTAACTCTTTGGGGGCAGTGCCAATGTTATTAGTTTATCGCACCAGTCCAAGTATATTGAAAAGGCTGTGATTGCATTAAAAGGGTCGTCTGTAGGCGCATACCCTTTCTCAGCATGGAAGTCAACCTCAATATCGAAAAACGCCGTTTGGAGTTTAGGGCTATCAATACCGAGGTAGTTTGATGATAAGCATCTAAAGATTGGGTTAAAGTCACTTTCCCACAATCTCTTGTTACTGTATACCCTAAGTTCTTTGTGGAATTCTTTACTGTTACGAGTGCTAAAGCGACTGACCGGGGTACCAAATATAGTAGTATATTTGCCTTTGGGGTCGTCATAATAAAAGATATGTTCCGGGGCGTATTCTTTGTATTCTCTAACCCCGTTTACTCGTTCAACAACATGAATGCGGTCTTTGTTTCTGTCATATAATGCGTCAACATAACTCATTCAGCATCTCCCCAAAGTTGTTCTGGGGTCTCGCCGCAAGGGGCGAATTCTTGATAGTTCATATTTTCTCCTTGTATAGTTTAAAGCCTATACTGACTCTACATGCCGTTTATAGTCCGGCGAGACTGTATTATATTTAACTAAGTAACAGGCGTACAAGCCCAATACTATCAATAGTAACCAACAACATGTAGTTTGCGACCATACCAGTACTCTTTCTTGTCCATGCTGCCCATCCAAAGATAGCGCATTGTGAAATAAAGATTGGATACAGAAAATAAAATAATGGATCTGTGGCACTGGTTGCAAGTGTAATGCTGCATCCCAAACTCATGGCCCACGCAACTATCTCTAGTACGAATCTAAGTGGCCACTCGTGAAAATCTCGTTTGGCCCATTGGAAAATGTTGACCAATATATCATTCATAAAATGTCCTCAATGATTAGTTTTTAATAAAGTTACTATATAGATGTGTCGTCTAACCATTGAGGTCCCTGATCACAATGTTTTCCCAACAGTTTCTAATATGGTGTTGAGTTCATCGTGGTCACGATTGGTCTCACCCAACTTGGCCTTGTGTGCAATTTTCACTGCCTTTTTCAGCGTTGCTGGTTTGATTTCCAATTCTTCTGCCACTGCTTTGATAGTATCGTTAAGACCTGCGTTGAGGTCTTCGATTTCTTGCATGACACCCATACCTTCGTTGATAAGTTGTGTCAATTTGGCTTTGGCTTCGCCGTTAAATGTGCGATCATAATCTGACATATTTTCTCCTAACTTGATAAATCAATTATACAAAAGTATGTTGTAGGAAAGCAAATGTAATGGTGAATTAATGCTCACTTCGGAGAATCTGGCGTAATTCTCACTGGCAGCAGCCGCCTCACACTTATAACCATAAGGTCCTAAGGTAGTGTGATCTTATATTAATTTTTGTCATTTCGGAACAGACCTGGATTTTGATCTGCAAAGTCACGCATGATAATACCAGCTTGTGCATTGGCTTGATTTTCAATCTTACTACCAGTAGCACCATCCCCTGGCTGTATCATATCAAGTTCACGTTGTTTGTGATGTACCAATTCATGTGCCAATGTGCGTAGTACATCCATAATATGGCGTCCACTTACTGCAACTTGTACGCTGTTGGTCTCGGGATCAAACAGTCCAAATGTAGGATGTTCGCTGGTACCAATTTGTTTGTTCAACTGTATGTTGGGCAGCTTGTCTATGCCCAAACGCTTTGCCACATAACCAACAAAGTCTTGTACTGTTGACTCTGTGTCAGTGCTTTCGTGTAATGATTTAGGTAAGAAACAGTCTGCGATACTCTTACACATACGTTCAATATCGTGATTTTGCGTAAAACGAATATCGAAGTCTTCATGTTTGGTATGACTTTGGCTTGGGTCTCTGTAGCCACAGTATACAGCCCGTACCGGAGTAGAGTCAATCAGTTCAGTACAACTAATGCCTTCACGCTCAGTCATATCATCTGTGCAGGGACTGAGTGTTGTTACAATAATACAACCTTCGGGTAGTTCACCATGTTTGTTTCGGTAGTTTTCAATAGCAGCACGTTCGCCATGCACACGCCGACCATTGGGCAGTAGATGGTTGATACCATAAACAACATTCTTGTCGGGATCAACTACTGCGGCGGCGACCAAGCCATAACGTTCTGCATCTTGCTTTTGGTGTGCTAGGATGCCTTCACACAGTTTGATCAAAATGTTATCGAAGGTACCAACATCGGCACTTTCAATAAGATCAAATGCTCGTAAGTTTTTTTGTATTTGCCCTGGACGAACATCTTTTGTAAGACTCATTGAATAGCGTGGATCATGCGCTTGCTTTTTACTAGCAATCACACCAGTTCCGCCAGCTTCAAAGATGTCGTATAAGTTCATTCTAGTACGCTTCGTAACATCCAACTGTGTTTGCGATGCGCATCCATACGCTCTGCTAGAAAGTTACTGAAGCCATGTTCGCCAGCGGCTTCGGCTTGATCATAAACTACTTTAAGCAATAAGCACATTCTATCGCTGTCTTCTAACAACATTTTTATCATTTCACCAACAGGTATGACCTCAGTTTGATCATCCACTCTGCTGAGAACATTCAATTTGCTCAGACTACCGGGAGCATAAGAACCAAGACTACGAAGTTTTTCGGCAAACTCGTCAATGATATCATAGACCTCTGTGTATATGGTTTCAAATAGTGCGTGGAATTGTTGGAAATGTATGCCGGTCACATTCCAATGGAATTCATGGGCTTTCAAGTAGAAAGCAAACTCACTAGCAAATGCGACTCTTGCGCCGTTTATTAAATCTTCATTCATAGTAGTATTTATAGTATATCGTATCCCGCTCTTTTTAGGGCATAAAGATGACTTTCCATCATTTCTTCGTCAACTTTTTTCTGCTGTTGTTGTCGCTCTTTTTTGCGTTTTTCTTGCGCAGCAACACGTTTGACCATGTCTTGATACTCATCACCGTAATCAGCTTCTTGGTCTTTTTTCTTGCCTTCACCCAAGCTGCCCATACCACTACCACCCACTGGGCTAGTTGTATCAGTAACTGGAGCAATGCCGCCAGCACCAAAGCCGCCACCGTATTGATCTTCACGGGTATAGTTTCCAATTGGCTGCAGGATAAAATCCTCTGCACTTAACTTTTGTCTTGTTGGATCAGCTTCTGTTTTATGAACATAGGTATCAATAACTCGTTTAGCCATTATGTGATTAACTGCCTTAGCAACTATAATTTTTTTATTACTACGGTGTGGATTATAAATCACATTGACTTTTTGATCTGAATGAAAAATTCTTGCTTCATTGGTGCCGCTGCCAATTGGGCTTAGTTCGTTATCATCCCCGAGTGTTGCTGCAACGCCATTGCCATTTGCCAATGCACCAGCAAGATCATTATCTTCTTGTACACCCATGATCAAACCATTAAAGTCTTCATCAACTTCTTCTCCTGGACTTGCACTACCCACTTGTTGTCCATCAGAGTTCATAATAAATATGGCCTCATTGCGAGCATTGGCAAGTTCTTGAGCCGCTTGAATAGCATCGCCTCCTCCCCAAAATTGACCAAGCAT